CGCTGCCGCTACGAGCAGTACCCTGGACTTGAGCAACGCCGTAGAGGACGTAGCTCGTGATGGGTCTGGTGGAACCTTGCAGGAGAGCGAGACTAGCTGGTCTATCTCTGCCGACGGACTCGTCAAAGGCACAGACGATACAGGAGAGGATTTCCTCGACCTAGCCCGTGACAACAAGTACGTCTTGCTCAAGTTTGAAATCGATGACGTCTTGTACTTCGGGCAAGCTCTGATCGATAACGTCAGCGTGACAGGAGCTGTGGATGAAATCGCCACTTACTCCATCAGCTTGACTGGTGTCGACGAGCTGTACAAAGCATAATCTTCATGGGCGGCGGCATCGTGTCGTCGCCCTTTATTTCTTAAACCAACCACCATGAACAATACTCTAAGAGGGGAGTTCTCCTTCAACATCGGCAAGAAGAAGTTCAACGCTTCTATGACCCTGAACGCTCTGCGCCTCATGTGTCAAGCCCACAACCGTAAACTCGACGAGATCGACAAGTGGATGGCCGACGACCCCCTCACAGCCATCTGTGCCTTCTGCTACTTCGGCGTTAAAAACGACGGACTACGCAAGGGCAAGGACCCCAAACTCCCTGACTTTGAGACGTTCTGCGCCCAGGCTTTGGATGACGACAAGACCATCGGCGCCATGACGGACGCAGTGACTCAGGCGATCGGGGGTTCTGAGGACGCTAGCTCGGGAAACTGAGCAGCCCCCAGGGAGACTCTGAAGAGTTGAACTGGGACACGATGTATCGCTCAGCATTCTCCATCGGCCTTAGTGCTGATGAGTTTTGGAACATGACGCTGAGAGAGTACACGTATTGCAGGGATGGGTATCTAGACAGGCTCAGCAAGGATTGGGATCACACCGCAAGCCTTATGTCGATCCTAGTTAATATCAACAGCCCGAAGGGTAAGAGATTTGAGCCGAAGGATTTCCACCCCTTCGAGCAAATGAACAATCAGGGAGTTAGCAGCAAGGAAGAAGCCTTGGCGCTCCTGGAGAAACTAAAAGACTTCTGATGCCAAATATAGGTGTAGCAAGTAGGTTAGCGTTTATCGCTACGATGGATATCGGGAACTTCATGAGAGGTTCCGAGAAGCTTAAAAATGTATTTGGCGAGCTAGGTCAGTCTATGACTAGACTCGGTCAAACCCTTTCAAGGAGCCTGTCCCTTATCACAGGACTCTTGGAGGGGTTTGCTGTTGCTACAGCAGCTAGTTTCGATGAGCTATCGTCGCAGCTTCAAGCAGTGTCGGGTGGAGAGGATTTCAAGGTTCTTATCGATGACGCTCGTCTACTTGGGCGCACAACTAAGTTCACCAGTATCGAAGTCCTTACCCTAAGTAAGGAACTCAAGAAGCTTGGTCTAGGGGTGGAGGACACCCAGCAAGCGATCAGAAGCACCATCGGTGTAACCTCGGTATTTGGCGGGGACCTTGTCGCTACAGGGGATGCCTTGACAGCTCTTACCCGTCAGTTCCAGGACCTCACCGTTGCCCAGGCTGCCGATGTACTATCCGTCGCCTTCCGTAAGACGGCGCTAGGTACAGAGAATTTCAAGGAAGCCTTTAAGAACGTAGGTGCGGTAGCCAACCTTACAGGTCTCTCCTTCCAGAGAACTACCGCTGCCCTCGGTGTCTTAGCCAACGCATCGCTCAAAGGCGGTAGGGCTGGTACGGGACTTAAAACAGTATTGTCCAAGCTTACTGAAGGGAGCTATGACGCTGAGGCGGGTCTACTCGCCGTAGCCAAAGGGGGCAATGACTTCGATGTACTCCTCGATACCTTCAAGCTACGAGGCGTTATCGCGGCTGGAATCATTGACAACTTGGGTCTTGAGTTCGAGAAGCTCGCTCTAACTCTGGAGGATGCCGATGGCGCGGCTGAAGCGTTCCAGGGGGTCCTTAAAGACAAGCTCTTCTTCTCAGTAGCTAGAGCCAAAGCTGCGATCCAGGACATTGGAATCTCAATCGGCTATACGCTCGCGCCATTTGTCAAGGAAATTGCCGCTGCACTAGAGGCTGCTGCGAAGAGGTTTGCTGAGATGGACGCAAAGGCTGCCGCCGCACAAGCAGGCACAGCATTGTTTGCTATTGCACTAGGCCCTCTGATCTTTGCCCTAGGCCAAGTCACGATTGCTCTTACGGCTCTACTAAGCGTTACAGGTGTTGTCGTCATCATACTCACTGCCTTGGCGGCTGTAGCCGTTAGGACATCAGCCAGTCAACTTCTTCTGAAGGGTCAGATTGCTGAGACCACGAACGTCTTAGATGCATTTAACGATTCGCTAGAAAGCGTGGACGGGAACTTGCAAGGTCTTAGCACAGCGCAGCTAGAAGGTCAGCTCTCATCGCTTAAATCAAGATTTGTAACTGATGACCTAACTAAAGACCTACAAGACCTTCAAGAGTTACAAAGGAAAGCTCAGACAGGATTTTCTTCTATTCTCGCTGAGGACTCTGGGTTCACGTCTTTCTTGAGGAGTGTCGGGGATGCCGCAGCCGCTCGTAATGCTGAGAATGCTTTTGAGGGTGGTGGCCCAGTATCTGGTATAGCGGCCATAAGCAACCTTCTGGCTTCAGCTTTCGGCGTAGACAGAGAGAGCCTTGAATTCCTGGATACACAAGTTAACGCAGCAAAGGACAGGAAGGATCAGATGAAACTGATCATGGATGAGATCCAAGAGATCCTTGCCGAGAGAGCAGAGGAAGTGGCTGCACGCGCAGCCGAGAACCTCCGTCTAGCTGCTAGGCTAGCGAGTGGGGACGCGGTTAATCTAGCCGCGCAAGAGGATCTTTTCGCAAAGGTTGTAGAGAAGCTGAAGGGTACCACCGCAGCCTTCGGGGTATCGGTAGGTGATATTAGAAGCGTCTTCGATGAGCTCGCGGGTCTTGATGCAGCTACCGTAGAACGGACTTTCCTCGGCGAGTTCCCGGAGCTGCTTAAAGAGTTTGAGACAGGGGGTGATCTTGAAGATCGGATAGCTGGCATCAAAGAGCTTGCTAAGAATTTTGAGTTCGCTGCCGAAGGGTTCACGCAGCTTCAGGCACAAAAGATAGCTGAGTTTTTTGAGAACCTCCTTAGGAAAGCAGAGGAGGCTGGTAAAAGTCTTGGCCAGCAGGCTCTTGTTCAGGACCTAAAGGACGCAACAGCAGCTAGCGTAGGGCTAGCAACGGCCTTGCAAAAACTCGGCGTAGAGACGCAGGAAGCCGTAGACAAAGCAAACGTCCAGGCACTGAGGGATGAGCTTGAGAACCTCCTTGGGATTGGGGTAGACGATCGCACGGCGGAAACAGAGGATAGGATCAACGCTGTATCCACGGCTCTGCTAAAGGCTGAGGACACGCTAGCTAAAACTCAACTCACCAACAAGCTCGAGGAGCTAAGGAAGGAGATTGAAAACATCCGAGATATCGACAACCCATTTGGGCCTGTTGATACCGCTGGACCGATCAGTGACAAGATAGGTGATTTGCAGGGGAGGATTCGTGACATAAAGAAAACCATACAGGAAGCCAAGGATAAGGGCTTTACGGTAGATGAATTGCTTGGTGATCAGAAGAACTTAGATAACCTCGTAGTTAAACTTAATGAGGCGTTTGAGGACGAGCGGATTGCTGAGTTCAACGATCAAGTCGCCAATACACAAGCCAGGATAGCTGCATTAGATCAGCTTAAAGACCTGGGCTTTGTGGCAGGATTTGAGGTGGCTAAAGAGAAGGTTAGCGAACTCACTGACCTAGTGAAGTTGGCTCAATCGAGGTTCTCGGAAGGGCTCATAGACAAAGATCAGCTTGATGAGCTAGTGCTTGATCTCAAGGACGCACAAAAAGAGCTCGGTAAGTTCTACTTGGTTGCGGCACTGTTTGACGGCATAGGTAAGTTCGTGAACATCGTAGCTGACTCATTCACAAGAGCCAAAGAGGAGGGTCGAGCGTTTGGCCAAGTGCTGAAAGAAAGCCTAACCAAAGTCATAGAGCAGTTGATTGTAAAGCTCGTTGTACTCACCACGCTATTTCTACTGCTCAGCGCAATCTCTGGAGGTAGCGGGGCTTTGGCTGGTCTTGCATCTCAAACTACATCGGGGGGCTTCGGGGCGTTCATTGGCCAGTCCCTTACAGGTCAAGGTATCCCGGGTCTCGGTAGATCCACAATCGCAGGTGGATTGGCTGGCGGCGGAACGTCACGACAACCCGCTGTAAGGGTAGAGGGCCTTGTTTCTGGATCCAACATCGTAATCGCTAACCAGCGCGGAACACGCGCTATCGACCGTACATTCGGCTAATGGCTAACTCATATCTTTTCGACACAACCTACTCTGCAAGTGAGTTCGACGCTTCTGGTACAGGGGCAAGGAACTCTTACCGCATCATCATTGGTGATAAGCAGGGTACGCAGTCATCTACAGCCGCCACCGAGATGGAGTTGCTCGACCCAGGCATGAACTTGTCTTGGCAAGGCGACGACACGATGTCTAAGACGATCATGGGGGGATCGCTTTCTTTCACAGCTCTCCTTAATGACGCGCAGCTCGCTACAGTAGAGACCTTGATGTCAGGCACCAACGAAGGCGACGTGTTCTGCCTGTTCTTTAATTCAGCGTCTTCGTCAGCGAAGCCTTACTGGTACGGCCACCTACTTATGGAGTCCGTGAGTATTCAAGTCATGAACGAGAAGCATGTAGTCGACATGCAGTTCACTGACGGCCTGGGTTCCTTGAGGGGGGCTAAGTGGGAGGACAGCCCAGGTGTGCTATACACAGGCTTCAAGAAGCTTTCTTTCTACGTCAGAGAGATCGTGTCTAAGCTACCTGCGTATGCAGCATTCAAGGACTATGTTGAAAACGAGCTTAGTCAAAGCGCGGTGCCTGTCACTAGAGAGATAGCTTGGCCAGACCCTTTGACCCCTGCGGGATTCACTTACGACGAGCAAGACCACAAACTCGATAATTTCAAAGTCAGAGCAGAGACTTTCAACAAACCCAAGAAGCAGCAAAACAGATTCCGTGAGACAGAAGCTCCCTTTGATTACTTCACAGCGGCTGATGTTCTGGATGATATATGCACAACCTTTGGGGCTACCGCTTGCCTATTCGGTGGGTACCTTAACCTAGGGTGTCGCCTGGACATCGCCACCCTAAAAGGCAATTTCGTCTATGACGCTAGTTACGACTACACCTCAGATGGAGATTCCTGGACCATCACGGGTCAGTACGATGCTTGGGATAACTTGTCTGCTGACGATCAGTACAACGTCCTTAGTGGCGCTAGCAAGGGTTACACCATGCCGATTGCTCAGGTGTACGTAACACACGAGGAAGGGGGTAGCGATGACTTGTACGCTGATGGTTGGTTCATAAACCCAGATATCAGCTATGTGAACCATGATCAAGCGGATTCTTCTTTCGGTGCAGTAGCTCATAGACCTAGTGTTTTCTCCGGTAGCTCCATCAATTCTTCATCCACCCTTTTTAACGGCAGAGCCGATCTCCCTCGAAGAGATAAGCTTTATGACTTCTTGCCCCCTTTGGGCGGTCCCACTAGTGTTGATCTCGGTTTTTATTTGTACCCAGCTTCACCAACAGCATACTTGGGGTTCCCTGCAAAAACCGTAAATGATCTAGAGTATCAGAGCGGAGAGGAGGTGCGATTGACTTTTGGAGGATCGGCTAAATTTTTTGCTAGAAGAGCCCTCGACTTAGATGATACCGATGTGTTAAGGAAGGTCCATATCGGATCGCACCTTATCATTAGGGTTCGCATTCAGTTTACCACTGAAGATGGTGATGGATATAGACTATCTAGACCCGTTGAAACTCATGCGATCAGTGACGGCTCACCTGACTTTATTACGATTGACAATGTACAAAGCTACTACGACACAGCCAATGCTGAAATAGTAAGCGTCGATAAGCATTATTTCCGTAAGTTGTACAGGGAGATGGTTTGGCTGAAGGACGACGCTAGCAATTACGACGATGACGGTTGGTTTGAGATCATGGTCCCTCATGGTGATAACGAAAACAATGGGGAAGGATATGGCTCCACCCTCTACCCGCTAACCCAGCAGTATGGAGGCCAAGTAGGTTACGCTCCTATAGGAACGAAGATTAAGGGTGAAGACGATGGCGCTGGAGTTGTACTGGAGGAATCGGGGGATGACCAAACACTTCTTCAGTATTTCCGAGAGGACATAACTTTCAGCCTCCCTTACGCTAACGAGGCTCAAACGGTTGTGCTAGACTTTGAGGATTTCTACTTCGAGATGGGAGCGCAGGAGTATGAGCCGCAGACTGGTCCAAGGGAGGCTAGTGGGGCTACTGCTACTGGTACATGGGAAGGCGATATCCCTTTGTGGAAGAGCGCGGAGGCTGGCGGCACGGGATCTGTTCGATACCCAGGATCAGGAAACCATTTTGCTCAGCCAGACTACTTGCATTTCACGGGCATGCGCGTGACGGTAGGTGACGGCTCAGAATCTTCTGACCTCACCACAAAAGTTCTTGGGGGTGATGGATATGAGATAATCAATCTTGGATCTACTCGATTAGGTTCACGCACCGGATTCTTGAACAATCACGCGACTGGTACTGTATTTGCTAGGGAAAAGTCTGGTAACGCTGAGGGTCAGTTTCCCTCAGGCACTGGAAGGCTTCAGGATGACTACAAGGAAAGGCTACAGTGGAAGGGTCATAGGCATGGTGAAGGAAGTATTGCCGACGACGGAACTTACGATTCGATTCACAGATACTACGGTGAAGCGTACATCAACTTGTTTGGTCAGGCACGCGAGAAGTACAGCATGACTCTTGTGTCCTCACCCAACTCTCCTGCGTACAGGACTTTGAGAAATCCTTTTGAGGTCATGAAGATGAACACCTTCCAGACCGATAAAGGCATCGATGAGTACCTTATGCCACTCAAGTACAGTTGGACACTCAATGACGGCGTGAGTGGTGAGTTCATCAAGGTCGGTCAAGTGAGGGATATTACCACGATTACTTCTGACGAAGGTCGACCCATCAGAGGGGGTGGCGCTATTGTCGGTTTGGGTACTGGTGTGGACGTGATTCAACCAGCCCTCGAATCCAAGTTCGTCACGGACGCGATCACTGTTGACGATGAGACTGGTGATGTCACGGTTATCGCAGTTAAGACTGGGTCTCAGGTCTTTAACGCTGATGCGATTTCAGACGGCACGACAAACAAGGTTTTTACAGCCACTGAGCAAACCAAGCTTACCGGAATCGAGCAGAGTGCAACGGCTAATCAGTCTAACGCTTTTCTCAAAAACAGAATTAACCATACAGGGCAGCAGTCTGCTAATACGATAAGCAACTTCGCTTCCGCTGTCAATGCCGTAACCGAAGTGGCTGCCTCAAGGGAGGTGACAGACACGATTACTGTTACGTCGGGAGTAATTACAGCAATCTCCATTGACGCTGACGTCCTCGATGTAGACAGTATTGAAGTCAGTCCCAACAAGACCTTTGTTTCATCGGCAGAGCAAGCTCTCATTATTCCGACTGCACAAGTAGCAAACACAGCGAATACAAATGCGAGCAATGCTCTAACGAAAACAAACCTTATACAGTCTGATTCAGGGGGTGTAACAGGTTTCACGATTGCAGACAACGTAACAGTTTTGTCTACTGACCAAGTAACCGAAGATGTTGGCCGGACGTTCAAGACAGCCACAGAGCAATCGAAGTTAGATAAGATTGGCTTTAACACAGGCAACACTGTCGTCTACAACTTAGACACAGAGGCGAGTAAGATTACCGCGTCTAAAAACGTCACAGACAGGATTGGTACCACGGGAGCAGGGGGAAGCACGAAAATCACCACCCTAACGACCGTCAACGGAGATTTTGACGTAGATGACGGTAGGCTGAAAAATGGACACCTTACAGCGAACGATGACGGCATTAGCGCGTTTCAAACCGCAGGGGGCAGTGGCACATCGGTCAACCTATACCACATTCACCAATCGCTATTGCCTTCCAATGGCACTTGCGCTGATGTTGGGGTTTACGCAGATACTTGTTCGGGATTGAGGTCAGCCCGGAAATTGCCTGACCCCGACTCCGACCGCAGTGGGCAGACGGGCAGCAAGATTCTGATGGTGAACGCATCGGGAGACTACCTGGAAATTAACGATGGCAGCGCCAACCATTTCTTGCAAACTGACGGTAGCGGGAGATATGCTTTTGCAGCCGCTGGTGCATCAACAACTTTCACCCAAGTTTACAGTCAGAACTTCTTTGACGACATCTCGACGCTCAAACACTACCTACCGTTCAAAGACATCAATGAGCAGACTACGATCTATCAGGAAGAGGCTGCTATGCTTATGCCGTTTGATGGTAGAATCAAGTCAATCTCCCTTAAAACCAGTAGCCTTACGGGCAACGGAAGCCTTATAGTTGGAGTCAGCACCTTGCCAACGGGATCAAACATATTTTCAAGTCAAGGCTGGACAGAAGAAGAAACTGAAACGCTAGCTGTTGGCTCCACAGACGACAACCACACCTTCCACTTCGTCTTTGACAACGCAAAACATTTCGATGCAGGTGATTCTTGCGTCGTAAGCCTGAGAGCAGCTACAGACGTCACAGGCAACGGCTACTGGTATGTCACAACCGTGATCGAATATGACACATCAAACAACCTTGGGTCTAGCAGTACTGAGCACGAAACCAACCCATAACACCACCGCTAAATGAAACAAGTTCTGCTTCTCTCTCTTGTCTTTATTTTGTTTAACACCGTCTACTCACAAGCAGAGTGCTTGAGCCTCCCTGCGGTACAGACGATGGGGTTGCGTGCGTCATCAATCGACCTCGATGATGCGCAAGTGCAGACGCTGCCCCTTGTATTTCATATTGTACACACGGGGGCGGGCGAAGTCAACAACATCAGCAACGAGCAGGTCTTGTCGGCAGTCGAGGCGGCCAATGATCATTTTCGCAATGGCGACGTGGATACCAAGATTGATTTCTGCCTAGCGCAAAGAGACCCCCAGGGCAACCCTACCATCGGGATCACGAGGTACGATGCCAGTGGATGGGCAGATTACGTGGAGGATGGCGTGGCACCTCAGAGCTCTCAAGATGGCTTTAGCGACATCATGATGAAGTCGATGGCTGGATGTTGGGATCCTGACAACTACATCAACATCTATGTGGTGTCGGAGATTGATGGCAACAATGCTGCTGCTGGCACACAAGGCTACGCATACCTGGGGCCAACAGGAGATTGCCGAGATGGGGTCGTCGTGCTGTACAACGTGACAGGCACGGTGGGTGAGTTGAAGCCTGGGCGCGACCAGAGCAAAACCCTAACGCATGAGCT